GGAGAGGGTTGGAGATAAATTCTCTGTAATCCCACCGGGCAATCCCGCCAAGAGTGACCAGTCCGAATTGACCGCCGCAGGATCGGACAGCGTGATGGTTCGAGCGGCCACTGAAAGTGCTTCATATGTTCCGTCAAGATTATAATCGGCGGGGGCGTCTGGTACGGAAAGAGAAATCGAATCGGCGGATACCTCTGTCACGCCTTCAGCGCCGAATTCACTCCAATCCGAATTTACCGAGGAAGGATCATTCAGCGTTGCCGTGAGAGTAAAGACTCCAGCCACTTCCACGACCGACACATCATCCAATTGATATTCGCCCGACAAGTCGCTATTTGATGATCCGATGTAGAAATGCGCCCCCTCGATGATGAGCGGAAGCCCGGCGGCGTAGGGAAGCGGATCAATGCTTGGTATCTCCCAAGATAGCGATCCATCGTCGTAAAATGTAACCGCTTTGGCTTCAGTCAAAAAAGAACTATAATTATACGCCCCTTGGATCGTAATCTGATCCGTTGCCGCGAAATATTCCGTAAAATCCTTGGAACTCGATGTGATGAATTTTATGAGATTGGGTGTCTCGAAATAGATGTCGCTATTCCCCTTAATGCTATATTCATTCGGAGGCCGAAGCGTCTGACCATTGACGCCGGTGAATCGCTTCATGTTTCGGACCAACTCGCCTATTGGCGCACCAATCCTGATTTCGGGTTCATCTCCGCTATTTGGCGACGTATTGGGACCATAAACTTCAACAGTAGTGCCAGCAATATCATTCACGAGAGTAGTGTCGTCCCGAATCTCATACGTACTACCAATCGTGGCGACTTCACAGGCTCCGCGCCCACGGCACATATAAGCAATCTCAACTTCTTGGTGGTCCTCAAAAATCGAGTAGGGTACGGCGATCAGGTCCAGCGTAGACCACACCTGGCCGTAAATGTCGGGGATGCGCGCCATGGGCCTGGCCTTGTTCGTCCTGGCCGATAGCTCGTTGTTTGGGCTCTCGCTGTTGGTGTTCCGCATCGTCGGGAGCGGAGGCGCCATCAGCATCATAATTACGGCCATGGCCACTGCTATGACCACGAAAACCAAAACAACCGCCGGGTGTCCGGGAAACACAATTACATAGAAAGGCCCTTCCAATTCTCCTAATCTATCAACATCTTCTTTGCAAGCCGGTGTTACGTCATGAATTTGAGATACTTCTTTATGATAAATACGAGCAGTTTCAGGCCATTCTGGAAATTGTTCCATTAAAAAAAATCGTATATCTTCAACCTCCTGAGTAAACCATTCACTAGGATCTTTTAATTCAAGATTATCTTCTACCTCAATTATCGTTACTATTTGCATATATAAAACCTCACAGTGGAAAATCCAATCATTGCAACATCTAATGGTTGATACTGAGGTCCATTTTCTTGAATATGAAAAATCTTACCTCGAAGATAAGTTCCAACGTGTGGTGGATACTTTGGTCTTCTCATTATTACTATACAAGGAGATTTTGGCTTATCTAGTTTTATAAATTCATGACGAAGAGAAAATGGAACAAGTCTATTTTTTGGAGGAAATAAAAAACCCTGAAGTTTTTCTGTAATATCTTTTCCTGTTTCTAATAACCAAGTATCTGCAACAAAATGAGCACAATTGTAATTTTTTATATCATATTTACAATGAAATAAAATATCAATACTCATAGAAATCCTCTAAGCATAGGAAATCTATCTAAATCATAAATTTCTCCGGTTTTATTTACATTCAAAGAAGGAGCCTTTGCTTCAAATTGACTACCTTCCCTTTTGAATGTAAAGCTAACAACTTCAAGATATAATGGTCCAAATAAAGGAGTTGTTAAATCATCAGAGCGATACACTCGATAGATAACAGTCGGTTTTGTATTAAAACCACTAGCAGAATCAATTGCATCCATTTCTAATGGTAAAATACTTCCTAAATCACCTAATTGAATATTGATTGAATAATCAAGATCATCACGAGCAGTTGATGCAGATATCTTTAATGGATAATAAGTAAAAAATCTTGACAATCCTGTTTCAAGAGTTACGGTAATTCCAGCTACGGCATTTTGAACAACTCTATAAGTTTGTGTAAAATCAGGATGGCTTATCTCAAGTAATTCATAAGACATTACAGAAGAACGACGATTTAAAAAATATTCTTCATATGTACTCATGGTGCTGGCATATCTCCTGGAAGAGTAGTATTAACAAGAGTATCTAATTCGTCAAGCGAAGACCAATCTTCACCTAATTCACTATATAGATCAAAATAATCTTGAGCATCCTCAACATTTGGAGCAATTGGTTCAACTTCAAGTTCTGCCGTTACAATAAATGCAGCGCCACTTTTAGACGACAATCTAAATGTATCTGGTATAAAATGTACAGTATGTTCTGTTTGTTCTATTTCATCTATGATAAGATCTATTAAAAATGGCAAAGAACCACTCTCTGTAATAATATATAAACTTCTTAAATATTTATATCCTTTTTCTTTAACAGTCCATTGAACAGGCATTCTGCCAGTTGCACCAGATATAAATTTCTCATATCTAGAAGCACCGCCATCTAATTTGATAGCCATAACTTCTGTCCCAGGAGTATAAGAATATCCACTCGCATCAGGAGCAATTACACACTTTGGTAAAGCCATTTATATTCTTCTCCTTTGCGTAAGCGTATTCCTTGTTTGAGCTTTTGATACACGACTATTTGGATTTGAGTATTCAGAAGCAATTACTCCAGGTGCTTCCTTTCTAACTTCATCCTTTGCTATGATACGAATCTCATCTCTAGTAATTTGTTGTTCGTATTCTTTACTCGTACCATAATTTTCAATGGTAATATTTACTCCACCCTTACCAGCGCCAGCTTGTGTACTACCGCCATTTAATGGAATATAATGTTCTTTAGGCATAAATTTTTGACCACGATTTATAGCTTCAAGAACATCTCTATTTCTTCTTGTTCCTTCTGCATTAACGACAAATTCCTGACCATGTACTCTACCAACTTCTTCGTCTCTTGGAAAGTTACCTGTATAACCACCAGTTCTATAGGTTGGTGCAGATTGGATCTTAGCCACTGCTGCCATTTGTGCAGCGAAAGCCACTGCTGCAAATACAGGAGCAACATATACTCCAACATAAGGAATATCTAATGCCGCACGATATGCTTTGATTGATGAAAGAATAGCATCAATTGTACCAGCAGCAATTGCCATCGCTTTGCCAGCTTTTGATTGTTCTCCAAATAAAACACCAAGATTAGAGAAAAATTGACTTGTTACTTCTAATGTTTGTCCATAAGCTTGTGTCCACAAATCAACCTTAGCAGCTTGATATGCAGCTTCGTGATCTAAATCATTTTGACGCATTCTTTCTAATTCATCATAAATCTCTTGATAATGCTCAATTATATTTGCTTGTTCAAGGCCGGGTTGTGCTAAAGAACGAGCTTCAGAAACAGAACCACTTGATTTGACATCTCTAATTTTCTCTTCATAATTACGACGAATTTGACCTTCTAATGCAGGATTTTGAAGAACTGCTCTTTCTCGTTCAGCTTCAAGTAATTTTACAGTTGCTTCATATTGTTCTTTTATAGTACCTGTTAATTTGGTATATTCTTCATCTAATTGTGCTATATTCTCACTACGTTCTGCTTCGCGTATTTTTATAGTTAAAGCTAAATATTCCTTAGATTGATTGGTCATATTTTCTACTTTTTTCTCACGCTGACCAATCAAAGCATTTAATTCTTCTTCCTTCTGTCTGATTCCTTCCCAAACTTTTGGATCTACTTTACTTCCATATTTTTCAGTCTTATCCTTCATTTCTTGAATAGAATTCTGCAAAGTTATAATAGCTTCATCATATCTTTCTTTTTGATTGCGAAGCCACTGTTCTGCTCTTTTTTCTTCCTCAAAGTAAAAATCACCGGAAAATTCCGCTCGCTTAATATTATACTCGTCATCAATATCTGCCAAGTCCTGATAAATTTTACGAACCTTCTTTTCAAAACTATTAAAATCTTGATTTATCTTATTAAATTCAAGAGTTGGTCCTTTGGCTAATTTTTTACTTTGGCTATTCTTCTCGTTTTCTGCAATAGTAGCCAACTCATTATTTCTTGTTTCAAAAGCCTTACCCATTTGAGTATTTGCATCTCTCATAAGAATAGAAATATCAAATCCAGCTTTAATTCCTTTGTCAACATCATCTCTAATTTTATCAAGTCTCTCCTGGTATTGAACTTCAACTCCTTGATCGGCAGAAGGCAATCCACTTCTTGCAACAGACAGTCTTATTTTTGAAGAACGTAACGCATCATCAATTCCTTCAGCTAAACCAAAATGTCCTCTAGCAAATGCATTAAATGCTCTTTCAAGATTATCTAATTCTTTAGCAAGATCTTCTGCACTCTTCTTCACATCATTTATTTTATAAACAGATTGTCCAAGATAATCAGTGAAATAGCCATACGCTTGACCAGATTCCATAGATTGTGCTTCTAGTTCTTTAAAACTTTTAGTTAGGCCATCAGCACTAAGATTTGATTCATTTGCCTGTTCATTAAATTGAATCATATAATTTCTAGCAGCTTGTGCTTCTGTTTGAATTTTATCAAATGCTGCTGGGCCTTCTGGCATTTTTTCATCAGGTTTAAGATATGGGTTATCCTTATTAAAAGAACTCATTTCTTTTGCTTTGTCAACAAAATATGCCATTTCTGCAGCCATTGCAAGGAATGGATGTTTCCTGCTAATTCCGTACAATATTACATGGAATAATCCATCTTCTCGTATAACTTCAGGAATAAGATTATATGTTGATTCTATAATTCCACCAACTTTACCTAATTGTTCAAGGAATGGTTTTATGTCTTCTCCGACTTGCCGAATATCATGACCTAATTTATAAAAGAAATCTCTATGTTTATCAAAATTCTGGAATCTCTGATCCATTCCTAATAAACCACGACCGAATTCTTCTAAATAATTAATAGAAGAAACAATTGCATCTCCTATTCCATTAAAGAATTGGACTGCTTCTGAATTTGCGACCAATCCTGTACTTGTTTGAGTAATAAATGCACCGATTCCACCAGACATCATTTCCTTTAATTTATTAAATAAAGGTTCAAAAGATGTTCCAGTCACAGCCATAAAAGCATCTTTTAAATTACTAAATAATCCTTCAAATGTTTTTTGACTTAATTCTCCAGCAAATTGAAATTCTTTCAATTTCTTCATCAAAAAATCAAAAAGACCTTGTGCATTACCCTTAAATGCTCTTATCTGTTCATTGGTTATTCCCAAACTTGTAGCAATCAAAGTATTTCTAGCAGTAATAGTGCCTTTGAGCATAGATCTTGTTTCTTCAGCCATCATATCTTTATTAAGACCTAATGCACTTGCTGCTTGCATCATTGCTAACGTATATTGACGTACTTGATTTTCATTGAATCCTACAGATAAACCAGGAGCTAATGTTTGCTGAAATGCTTTTACTAATTGATCAAATGTTGCAGTTGTTTTGAGGTTATCAATCCTTAATTGATTTACAAGTTTATCAGACATTGTTATTGCGGCGTTAAGTTTTTCAACTCCTTGCAATTGTTGACCTGACTGAGTTACATATTCTCCTTGAGTTGCAAGAATAGAAGCAATACCTAATTTAGCTGATTCTATTTGCTTATTAAATTCAATACCAGAAGAAACTAAAGTCTGAAAACCTCTTATCAATTCTCTAAAAACTACAACGGTAGCAATAGCCAGCAAAGTTCTTTGAAGTCTTGCTAAAGTTGCATTAAAATTTTCTCCTTCATTGGAGGCTTCTTTTATACTAGCAGTTTGAGATTTAAAAGATTTATTGCTAGAATTTGCAGTATCGACATGTTTTCTTATTTGATCATTGAATCTTTTGGTATCTTGCCTTTCCATTGCTGATAAACTAGATTCATAAGCTTTTACTTTTTTATTCTCTAATGATATCTGTCTATTAATTTCAGCATTGCCTTTAGCAGTCCTTTTGTTTAGATAATCATCAAAAGATTTTGCTTCTTTTGCTTGTGCAGCAATTGTTTTTGCATTTTGAGTTTCTACCCATCCAATAGATTTATTAACAGATATTTCCATAGCTTCGTCCATTTTACGACGACCATCTGTAATAATCTGCTGAACTCTTAATTGCTTTTGAGCAGATTGTTCTAAAGCAGCATCAGCTTGACGTTGTGGGCCTGTTAGAGTAGAAGAAGATAATGCCTCAATATTTTTCTTATTAGCTACATTTACTCTCTCAATATGTTCTAATGAACGAGTTGACCATCTCAACCAAGCAGCATCGGATGGAGAAATCTCAAGACTCTTCTCCATTTCTTTAGCCGCTTGTTTTACTTCAGACTTAGCAGCAGCAAGATCTTTCTTCAATTGAGTAATACGAGCTTTTATCTCAACGTAGGCTTCACCTAATGTTTCACCAGGCATTATTTCTCCTCTTTCCTATTTGCTCGTTGTAGCTCGTGTATTGTGGATGCTATCTTCTTCACTCTAAAGAAACAATCAAGATCATCTGTTATTCCAAACTTATCTCTAAATCTATCAATAGCACCCCAAATTGAAGAATTAAGCAGTGATATTATCTCGCCTGTCATTCCTGCTGTAATAACCTGATCTTCAACCAGTTCATAAATACGAAATGCAGATTCATTCTCCTGCATAGTAATCGGCATACAAGAAAGACAATCAGGATCTTCGCCATACAAATCAAGTAATTTTGTGCATTGATTGCAGCTAGGTTTTTCTACTAGCCTAGCTGCAATCTCTATTAGTTTTTTTCAAGTCCTTCTTTGTACACCTTTACATCTTCTCTCATGATATCAAGCGAGTCATTAATCCAACTTGAGAATTTAATGCTCCCCCTCATCATAAGAATTTTGTTCTCTCGGGTACAAGAAATCTCTGTTCCATCTGGCTTAATCAATAACCATCGTGCAATAGTAAAATCCCAAAGTTCTTCATCAAAACGATCTCGTTCATCATCAGTAGGAGCAAACTCACGAAAACGCTGCATCTGACGAGTTTTACGATCTGTTTCTACATAAATCTTCTCTTTAATACCCGCCTTTTTAAAACAATTGCGTATATCTGAATCAGAAGCCAAAATAATCTCTACCCATTCAGTACCATTTTCATCCCAATTAAAACGACGAGCGGGATTCAGTCCTTCTTTACTATCAATATCCCAAGGCATAAAAGTCCTTTGTCTGAATTGTTGTAAGATTGATTGTCAAATCCAACGTAAATGATTTAATAGTAATTATTAACAAAGTTGTTAATAAAGTTTTTAATGGACATTAATCCGTTCTTTAATTCACTCTCCCAAATAACCAGAGTTTCATATCCAAACTCTCTAAAGATTTTCTTTCTGTCTTCTGGATCTTCACCCTGATGCCAATAATCACCAAACAATTCTATCAAGAGTTTCTTTCCATTAATATTGACAAAATCAGGATTCTTTCCGTTTATTATAAAACTAAAATCACCAACATACTTCCATTCATTCGGAAAAAACTTATCTAAGATCTCTAATAGAAATTGTTCAGATTTATTTGGCTTAACAGAAAGTCCTGCTCTTACTTTCGCAACATATTTTGGATTCTGCCAAGCTAATCTCTGAGCTTTTGACATATTCTTCTTAGATTCTTCCGAACAAACTCTTCCAGTCCGTGATTCAGACATCTTTTGTTTAGATTCTTCTGAATGGTGTTTTCCATACATATGATGGTTAACACCGGCACGGGCCTTGCCAATCTCAGATCTTTTCCTTCTTAATTCATCACTAACTGGCTTACCTTTACGAACCTCAGAGAATTTCTTTCTTGTCTCTTCAGTCCTACATCTGTGATGATGACTAGGTAAAAATCTCTTTCCAGGAGAAGCTAATTCTCCACATCCACATTCGCACAATTTTTGTTCTTTAACTATCTTCTTACTTTGTTTAAGAGCCATCATCTTAATTCTTGTCTCTTCAGACCATTTTGAGCCTTTCTTAGACTCACTTATCTTTTTCTTCGCCTCCTCTGTATGAGTTCCAAACTTTCTGCCAGTTTGTGACTTACTAATTTTTTGCTTAGATTCTTCTGAATGAGAAAATCCCATTCTATGACAATGGCCGCGAGCATAATCATTTGCAACCATTGTCCCACAACCACATTTACATAAACGGTTCTTAATCCTATTTATCATCATTACTCTCCTTGTGGATAATTTGTATTTTTACCAATATACCACAGGGTAGTGTCATGATGACAAGTTTTACTGCATCGTAAAATCAACAATAAAATCAATAAGTTAGAGGAGCTCCATCTCTCCAGATACCTTACAGGTAAACGAAGTTTGCATTACTCCTGATTTATCCGCGGAAATGCTCCATTCGGTCACATTTACATAAGAAGATGGATTAGTAGTTTTCGGAATCCAATATGAAGTATTATCAACATAGAAACGAATGTCGGTGATATTGGTTCCGGCATCGGCAGCAACACGAAGTGCCTGCTGGCCGGTACTATCAGCAGGTTTATAAACACCCGCAAACGTAAGCTGACCACCATCCTTGAGTCCAGGAACAAACGTCTTCCATTCATCACCAAACGAAGTATCTTCGTATTGATCAATGGTAACACCAGTCATATTCCAAGTACCAAGACCAAGTATGATGTAAGAACCCAAGCGCACTGAAGTATCCTTACCAATTTTTGTTCCGGTTGCCATCTTTATTCTCCTTTTTGATTACCCATTTTGTGACCTGACAATTTCTTAAACAAAAAATACATTTCTTCAGTTATCTCCAATGTACTCAAATGTCCAACTTTAAGACTTGGATCAACGAACACTTGATATCCTGCCTCCTTTGCTTTAGAGTAAAAATTTATATCTTCTCCAATTGGCTTACCATCTTCACCTATTATCTCTTGAAACCATGGGTAATCAATATTTTCAAACACTTTTAAATCAAATAAAACACATCCTGTACCCGTAGCATCAACTTCAACGATATCTGCGCCTATCCATTCTTCATCTAATACAGAAGTAAAATTACTAATAGTCCCTCGATACATAATTGGATCAAACAATGGATATCTACGATGTACTTTTGCAGCAACAATATCTTTATTATGAGATAAAAGTCTAGGAATTGTTTCAAAAGGATAAACTTGGTCGGTATCCATCATTAAGAGATGGGTGCAATCACTTTTTAATGCTTGTTCTACAATATTATTACGGATTTTATCTATATAACCAGGAAATTGTGGAAGAAAGAAAGAATACTCTTGAGGTTTATCCATTAATACCCAACTTAAAACAAACTTTGAATGAATCATTTCGTTAGTTAGAGGCCAACCAATTCCTAAGCGCTTTTCCATCCATTCGCCTTTCGTCGTTTAAATAATCTCAAATCATGATAATAATTATTTGGTAAATTAGATTTTTCATAATCTGTTCCAATAGTTGTCTTACCTTGCAATACTGGATGATCATGAATTAATTTTGAATTCTCACACCAAAGATATCTTCCCATTTCTCTGCATCGTTCTGTCAATTCTAAATCACAATATTGGTGTCTATAACCAGTATGAAAGAATTCTCCATCAAGAAATGAAAGAAGATTTTTATGTGCTAACCAATGAGTAGCAGGACCATTTTCAAAGAAGAATTCATCATTCATTCCAACTAATCCCCACTGATCATCAAATGTATTCATTGCATCAAGTGCATTCTTTAGAAAATTAACTTGTGGGATCGTATCATCCCCTAAAAACATTACAGTAGAGTATTTTGTTTTGTCAACTAAATACTTCACCATGAGCGGAGCGCCAATTCGTTCTTTATCTTCTTCTGAAATCACTTCATATTGATATCTAAAGACTCCTGAATTCTTACAAATTGCTTCTTTGCATCTTTCAGCTTTATCAGGACGAATTACAGGTATTATAATAGAAACTTCATTTACAGGCATATAGCACCGCATGTGTATGAATTATATTCAATGAAGTATTAGTGAAAACATCTCTGATTTCACCTTTAAACTTCGCTTTTGTTCCATATAAATGTCGATAAGCATCATCTATAAAATAAATCCAACTACAACGATTCCAAAATGATTTATGATGCAAATCCATATATGCACCATTACCAGAAGTAGAAGGAGTTAATGATTCAAACTTTCCATTTGGAATTAAAACTCTATAAATCTCATCTATCAAAAATAATGCATTATCTGAATAGAGATGTTCAAGAAAATCAAATGCTCTTATCTCTTCTATTGTATTATCTTCAAATGGTAATCTAAAAGATAAGTCACAAACCAAATCCGGCTTACATTCAATTCTATTGTCTATATTTACAAAACCTTCTTCATGATTGTAACCACATCCAAGATTCAACTTCATTAACTGTCTTTCTTTGCTATAAGGTAAGAATCATTCCAAGTTCTTGCTCCAGATTGACCAATTTCAACAATCTGCAAATTGGCAATATTTGCAAGAGTCTTCATTCCATCAGGTAAAATCCTCCAATAATCTTCCTTTTCATGAATAGGTCCATGTCCGGGAGCAACCATACAACAAAATCCACCAACTTTAAGAATTCTACCAACTTCTTCCATCATTACCCAAGGATGAGACATATGTTCAAGTGTTTGTCCAGATACTACCACATCAATAGAATTGTCTTTAAATGGAAGTTGATACTGTTCTTCTAATACAACATCAACATTTGCACCTTCTATGATATCTACTCCTATATACTTCCAATACTCTTTATCAAATAATTCTTTATATGATCCATTAATATCTAAACTACCAATATCAATTATTGTTATTTCTTCATTAAATTGCAGATATGTATTCGCAAATCTTCTCATTATACTCATTGACGAAGGATGCATTTTTAACTCTCCAATAGAATTCTATACTGAATTACGGTTTGCCAAACTTCTTCTTCTGGAATCCAATCACCATGACTGGCATAAATACGTTCCATCTTCAAGAACGTATAATTAGAAACAGTTAATCGACTCCAATCAAATAAAGTTTTTGCATATGTAAACAAATTACCTAATTCTGAAGATGAAGA